ATGGCAAAAGGTGGTTTGCTTACAGGTAAGAGACCTGTCAATGCACTCATGGGTGAAGCAGGTCCCGAAATTGTTACTCCACTGAATGATGAAACATTCCTAAAATTTGGTCAAGGTTTTATTGATGCACAAAAAGCAAATAAAAGTCAGTACGCTAAACTTCAAGCAGCGGGACTTTCAGAATATTATGAAAAGCAAGGTGGATGGGAATCTTTTGGTGAAGCTTTCAAAGGTATATTTGAAGATCTCAAAGGTATTATTGCAGGAGCTATCCAAAACCTAAATCCTTTGAATTGGAGACCATTTGGTGGTAATAATGGTGGTAATAATGGTGGTGGAAGAGTTCGCCCTGGCGCTACTGCTGGAAGCGACACTCTAGATATTGGTGCTGGTGGTGGTAAGATGAATCTTACTGACGAGCAATATAAGTGGTTAGCATATGCTATTAGTGGTGAAGCGGGACCAGGAGATGATCAGTATGCTGTTGCTGCATCTATCTTGAATAGAGTTGCTGAAGGTAGAGGAACGGTTGAGCAAGTAGTCAAGGCAGATGGTCAATATGAGGCATATCATAAAGGTATGATGAAAATGAGTCCTGCAATTGAAGCTAGACTTAAGTCTGCTGAAGGACAAGCAAGACTAGTTGCTGCTTTGGAAAGACTACAGGGTAGAACAGACTTTAAGGGTCAAACAGAACTTCGCAATAGAGTTGCTGCTGAGGATCCAATGGTTGATAAGAAAGGAAACTTCTTCCATTATTCGTGGCAAACAGGTCCTAATTCTGTAATGCCATCAAACTATCAAATGCCAAACTATCAGCAATTCATTCAGAGGGGAAACACTGGAGAGAAAAAAGTTAGTGGACTCAACCCAACACCCAAAGATTTGCAATGGTGGATGCAACAAACTTCAGACACTTCTTCTTTAGGTCCACAAGCAAGTCCTTTGCTTGGTCCTAATGCACTGAATTCACAATCTATGTTTGCTACAGGAGCAATGACAATGACACCAATTGTCAATAACATCACTAATAATTATGGTGCTGGTCAACAAACTTCTTCTGGCGACTCCAACTCGGTGGGTAGTCCATTCGATGCTACTGGATTGAGTGCATTCTACCAGAACTATAGTCTTGCAACGAAATGACATATCAAAATGCATCTGACATAGAACTGAAGAGGTGTATTCTGTCAACACCTGATGGATCAAAGTCAGTACAACTAAACACTAGTGTGATAGCGGGATTTACTTTCTATGAAAGTATTTTATCTCCATTTCTTGCTGCTAATCTTATTGTAAGTGATAGTTCTGATCTAATCAATCAGTTTCCTATTCAGGGTGGAGAAGGAGTATCACTAGAATTTACAACATCAATGTCTGATGAACCAATACAGTATGACTTTAGAGTGTGGAAGATTGGCAATAGAGTTGTCAAAAACAAGATGCAAGTCTATAATTTGGGTTTGGTTTCTGCTGAGGCACTTGTAAATGAAACTGTTAGAGTGAATGAACAACAGACTGGTAATCCTGAGGCAATCATTCAGAAAATGTTGACTACTGTGCAAACGCCAAAAACATTCTATTCTGAAAAGTCCAGATTTGAAGTCAAACTTACATCTAATAGATCTCGACCATTTGATATCATTGCTAAATTACAAAGTAAGTCAGTATCGCCAAAAACGAATTACAGTAGCACAAATTCATCAAACACAGGGTCTTCTGCTCAGCAAATCAAAGGAACTGCAGGATTCTTTTTCTGGGAGTCGAGAAGAGGATATAATTTCTTTTCTATTGATGCATTATGTGACGAACCTGGCGGAAAGTTTGCTGGTAAAGATATAGATGTGAAAGCTTGGGGTCCATACGTTGAAACTGTAGCAAACAGAGATGGTATTGATCAGAGATTTATTATTTCAAACGCAATGTTTGAATCGGAAGTTGATCTTATGTCTGCGTTGAGGAAGGGTAAGTATTCAACAATGATGGTATTCTTCAATCATTCTACAGGTGAATATGAAGAATATGTTTACAAAATCAAGGATAGTTATGACAACATGGCACACCTAGGTGGTCAGGAAGGAATTTCGTTGATTCCAACAAATCAGGTTGAACTTTCTGATTATCCGTCTAGAATCATGTCTGTCGTTCTAGATCATGAATCATGGTTCAATGATCCTACTCCTGCTTCACCAGAACCCAAGGATGGATCAAAGTCACCAACTAAATTTGCTGATTGGCAGAAGTATTATGCTGCACAATCTACGGCAAGAGCAGAGTTACTAAGCAATCAAGAGTGTACTATTATTATCCCAGGCAATCCACTAATTTCTGCTGGAGATAAGATTGATATTAGATTGCAAAGCAAACTTGCTGATTCAGAAAAGAAAAAGAAACCGTTTGATGAAGAAAGTAGCGGACTTTATCTGGTCAAAGAAGTTACACAAGAATATAATTTCTTGAATAACACGAATGGCAGTCTAACAACAACTCTGAGACTATTCAGAGACTCATACGGTATGAAGGATAAACCTTCTAATCGTGGCAATAAATAATCCAAGGAGGTACTACACATGGACAGCATCGAACAACATATCGAGAAGGATAAAGAGATTCTTCAGAATCCTTTGACTTCTCCACAGCAGCGTCGTCACATTGAAGGCGAACTGCATGACCTAGAAGAATATGTTGAGCATCATAAAGAAGAGATCGAAGCAGGGGATCATCACGATCCGACAGCACTAGAACTCTACTGTGATCAAGAACCAGGAGCACCAGAGTGTAAATTGCACGATAATTGAGTATGGATGAGGCATTATCACGTTTGGTTCCCAGTAATCGAATCGGTCAAGACGGATTCAATTGGTGGGTAGGGCAAGTTGAAGGAACTGCCGCTGATGAAAAAAATAACAAAGGCGGATATCGTTTCAAAGTTCGTATCGTAGGAGACCATCCTCAGGATAAGTCTCTTCTAGATACGCCTGATTTGCCATGGGCAAACGTGATGATGCCTGTCAACGTACCTTTTATGCCTGGCAACGTTGGCGGAGCACATCCACAACTAACAGTAGGATGTTGGGTTATTGGATTTTATCTAGATAATGATAGGCAAAAACCGTTGATCATGGGATCAATTGGTCATACTCCTGGTGCTACAACTATTGTAAAAAATGAAAGACCAACGGATCTTGCGTTTCAAACTATTATTCCCTCTACTGTCAATCCAGCAACGGACGGGCAACCAGCACCAGAAAATCCAGAGGGAGGGGAATCAGAAGAAACCAATAGAACAACTGGTGCTTTAGATGATGGCACCGTAGATGGTGATGGAGAGCAAAGAGTTCCACCTGCTGCTAGAAAGTATAAAGGCATCAAAGATGAAAAGTGGTGTCAGTCTGTTGCCGACAAGTGTGATAATGAGGATCTAAAGAGTAAGACAACTATTCTCCTTGGCGAATTTTTGGCAGAAGTACAGAGAAATAATGGAAATATTGGAACTTATCTTGTAGGTGAAGCTACTGGTGGTCTTAGTAGTGGAATTAGCACCGCTAGAAAGTATGTAAACAAAATTATGAAGATCGTTCGCCATTTTGTTGCGAAGGTCAAAGGATTTGTAATTGAAAAACTTACTAATGCTGTAAAGGATCTTGTAAGAGCACTAATTTACCCATCCGAAGAAGGTAACGTTCTTACACCTGTTACAGAATGGTTCAACAATCTATTGAAAGATCTTGGATGTCAGATGGCAGATCTTGGAGATCGCCTGGCAGATTGGTTGACAAATGTTTTGATGAGTTATGTCAATCAAATTTACCGTGCTGCAGCATGTCAAGTTGATGCTCTGGTGAATGGTATTATATCGAAGATTGAATCCTTGATGGAGGAGATCTTAGGTAAAGTATTGGGTCCAATTCAAGATATTCTTGGTGCTATTGCTGCACCACTCAATATCCTTGGTGGCGCTATCAACTTTGTCTTGAATTTGCTTGGTATCTCATGTTCTGGTCCAAACAACGAATGTGCCAAGTATAAAGCAACTTGTACAGATGGTGAAGAGAAAGAAAAGGATAAAGATGATAAGGATTTCTTAGACGATCTATTAGCAAGTATCGATAACTTGTTCCCTGTAACTGGAGCAGACTATACACAATATGTTTGTGCTGAAGCATACACGGGCAAACCTCTATCAGTAACTAGTATTGGATTTACTGGAGGTGTTCCTAAGACGGGCACATCTACAACTAAAAGACCTAAAATTTCATACACTATCACTGATGTAACAGTAGAAGAAGGCGAAGAGGCGGTATTTACTGTAACAAGAACTGGAACTGTTGGATCATCTTCTTCTGTAACGTTCAAAACATTGAAAAAAGGAACTGCTACAGAAGGAGAAGATTACATTGCAAAAGAAGGTATCTTAGGATTTGCTCCTAATGAAACCGAAAAAACTATTAGTGTAACTACACTCTTCTCAGAAGAAAAAGAAACTGATGAAGATTTCTTCATTAGACTGAAGCAGAACTCTCCGTCAAAAGGTAGTGGCATCAAAACACATTTTCTCAAGAATATTGGTAAGTGTACGATCACGGAGAGAGATGTAAAAGAACCTGGCGATCCATACACTGGCAAACCAAAAGATCCTACCGATGAGTTTGATGATATTTTTGGTGATGATCCTGATCCACCAACGGATCCAGAATATTCTGAGGGAGTTACAGTACCAACAAATACAACTCCAACGTATTCTGTTGTTGCGAATAGATCATCTTGCCCTGAAGATGAATTTATTATCTACACTATTACTACCACAAATTTAGTAAATGGAACTGTACTTTACTATACGTTGTCTGGTTTGGGTATTACTAGTGATGACATTATTGGAGGTAACTTGACTGGGAGTTTGGTAATCAATGACAATAAAGCAAAAGTTACTGTTGGTATTGCCGAAGATGATGTAGTTGAGGAAGAAGAAATTCTTAGATTTACTTTGAATGGAACTGGTGCATCTACTGATGTCTTGATCATTGCAGCTGATGATGGAGTTGAAACGGGTAGAGATGATGTGAGTGAATTTGATGATGGTGAAGGTGAAACTCCAGAGAATACATTTGAAGACTTCAGAGTACCTGTAGTTGACCCAGGAAAGATCATTACAGATCCAGGTGGCGGTATTATTGAAATTCCCGTTGAAGACCCAGGAGATCCTTGGTCAGAACCTCCATATGTATTTGTTGGTGGGGAAGGAATTGGTGCTGTAGCAACGCCTCTGCTCGATCAGGAAGGATTTATCACTGAGATTCGTATCAAAGCTCCTGGTTATGGGTATAAACTAAACTTGGCAGATGATGTTGGTGTACGTTGTATCATAGATTCGTTTACTATTCTAAGTCCTGGCATCGGATATACATCAAGACCAGATATTTACATCAACGGAGAACTTGGAGTCGCTGAAGCACTTATCAATGATGATGGATTTGTAATTGGTGCTAGAATTCTAGACAGACAGCGCACATTTAGTGAATTCCCCGACATTAGAGTTGTCGGTGGTGGTGGTTATGGTGCTAGAATGTTGCCATCTCTAGCATGTCTAGATACTGAAGCACTGACTACTGTTGGTGCTACTAAGATTGGAACTGGACGTTACGTTGATTGCCCATAATGTCACACGCTGTACCTGCTAATGGATACCCTACTGGTATCTTCAAACAAACAACACCAGATGAAGTTCAGCAACTTGATCGTGGTCCTAGATTCAATACCGCTTTCAAAGGTGCTCTGACTCGCTCAGAGATCTATGAGAGAATGTATCCTGATGGTTTGACAGGAACACTTAGAATTGATGGTCCTGCTACTAATGCTGGATTTATAGCACTTCAGTCTGGTGGATCAATTATGATTGTCACTGGCGAAAAGAATGTCGAAAAAGGTGCTGGTAGCGGCAAACTATGCATTCATAGTCATGGTCAGCAGCAAAAACATGAACAAAGATCAAACATAGAGTATTCTTCTGGCGAAGATGAAGAAGATCAAGCATTGAATGTTATTGCTTATGGTGATGTTGTAGAGGAGGCTGTAGGTAGCGAACGTCATATCAAAGCACAGAAAATTGTTATCACTGCAGCAGAAGAATTGTTCTTGGTTGGCAAATCCCAGGTATTCATTCAGGCAGGTAGTGCTGGTGGTGGCACAATTACTATGAATGCTGGAAGTATTGAGCAGGTTACTAATAATTCTAAGGAAGTTATCTTAGGACAGAAAATGATCTTTGGTGCTGCTGAAGATACAAAGGTAAACTTTGATCCAAGATCATCTATCAATGCTATTTCTCCTGGTCATGTCAATCATAAGATTCTTGGAGACTACAAATTGTGGGTAGGTGGTGTGGAACAGCATATTGTTGCTGGTGGTCCAGCAGTTCCACCACTAGTAAAAGATAGATCAAATACTTATTCCGTGAAATCAGTTCTTGGAAATGCAAGTGTTGATGTTGCTGCTGGTGCTGCTAATATCACTTCTAGTACCGCTACTAATATCACCGCAGGTGGTGCTGCTAATATCACCGCAGGTGCTGCTGTTGCAATTACGGGCACTGGAGATGTTTCTGTTCAGGGTGCCAACGTTAGAATTACTGGTGCATTGATTTATCTGAACTGATAATTTTACTTTATCAGACTGATCGGATATCCGTATCGCAAACTGGCACAAGCCCCCTTGTTTTTGGCGGTTTGGTCTGATAAATTGTATCTGTAGCAAATGGAGAGGTGCCTCAATTACTCGCACCAACCCACTTGACGCGCTCTGCTTCATGTGCTATAGTAATCAAGCGATCGGGAGTCGAACCGATCCATCATCTGCGGGTAACCATTCCGCAAGTAAACTAACAAAGGTAAAACAAAAATGATCAAAACTGCTTTCGCTGCTGCCGCTGCAGCTGCTGCTTTCGCTGCTCCTGGTGCTGCCCTTGCAGGACCCTACGTTAACGTGGAAACCAACGCAGGTTGGACGGGTGCGGACTACACTGGTGCCGCTACAGATTTCCACGTAGGCTACGAGGGCGCTCTCGGAGAATCTGCTTCCTACTACGTTCAGGGCGGTGCTACCCTGGTCTCCCCTGACGGCGGTGAGTCTGACACCGTTCCTTCTGGTAAGGCAGGTCTTGGTGTTGCTGTTACCGAGAAGCTCGGTGCATATGGAGAAGTCTCCTTCGTCGGTTCTGGCGATGCTGATGTTGACCGTGGATATGGCGGTAAGGTCGGTCTGAAGTATTCCTTCTGATCCACATGACTTTAGAGGGCACCTTCGGGTGCCCTTTTTTTATGCCTCTAAATAAATTGAATGATCTTTTATCATGAACTACAAACCCTATTCAAAGGAATGGCATAGGTACAGATATCTAAAAGAAGCTATCGATACCTACCTTGACGACTACGTAGATAACGATATCATTATGGATGATATACTCGATATTGTGTGTGATCGCCAAGAGCGAGCACATGCTGAGTATCATCGCCTTGAAGATCTAGAACTAAAACTGCGGGACTGACATGCTATCTACTCAATACAGACTACGACTCGAATTCATCTGTAAGAAGATCGCAAACAAGGAGGATGTAAAACTAGAGGACATGATCTGGGCAGAGAAACTTGCCAAGGCTCATACAACTGCTAGGGACTGGTTGAACAAAGCACGCCGTCAGGCAGCACAGGACATCCAGGAAGGCACAATGGACGATTTTATGAATAAGATGGGTCTGGGAGATCCAGACCCCTCTAACTACCGCACAGGGTTCGATGGTGCGGATGAGATCGTTGACTGGTTCAAACAAGACAAACCTGACGATTGGAGACAACGTGACTAATGATTTTTTAGATAACCTAGGTGCTGAACAGTACCGAAAGATGCATAAAGAAACTGACGATATCATTGTTAATATGGATGGTGGCGTCGGTGGATCATGGAAGGTCAATAAGATCACACCTGAGACCTACGAAAAAATGAATGAGGAGTTTGAGGAGGAAGGTCTTGCTTTCCGAATCAATGTCCCTACACAAGAACAAATTGACGACTGGCAAAATGATCGATGACAACTTTAGAAAAATTGCTGTAGAAAATCATCTAGAAGGCGTGACTAAATTGGTAGAAGGTGCTGATTGGGAAGGACCAACTAAACTGAATATTGCTAAGAATTTGGTAGAAAAAATTGAAGAACTTTTAGACGGCAAAGCACACTATGTCGAGTGCTCTGACCGTACCACATATCACAACAAAATTGTAATCGAGTATAACCACACGAACAAATGAGACAGGCATTAGTGTATGGCAACGGCGGTCAAGAAACAGAACGAGCAGTCATGGTTCTTGAAGCATGTGATCAAGATGTAAGAGAGTTCAAACTTGGTCTTGATTTTACCCACAAACAATTCAAAGCAGAATTTGGCGACGAAGCAGAGTATCCACAGATTGCCATTGGTCTAGATCACCGTGGTACACTAAAAGAAACTCTCAAGTACATGAGTGATAAAGGTATGTTTTTATGACAACAACTAGACGTAAGAAAAAGGACACAGACAGCACTTTCTTTCTGTATGTGTTCTTTCATAGCGTGTTTACAAGTGTAGCAAATCTTTTTTCTGAGGATACTTGACAAACCTCAGAAAACTCAGTATAATCAACTCTGTTAGGGATAAGAAACCATGGCTTTAAAGACTTTCAAGAAGATTGATAAGAAGGGACACGAAGAGATTTGGGAGTGGGAAGAGACTCCCGAACTCAGGGCTTTTATCAAGAAGCAATCACTTTTGAAATTGTCTGTACCTCCCACAAGACCTCAATAGTGTGCTATAATTAGTGAATGGGACGGTGGCGGAATCGGTAGACGCACCAGACTTAAAATCTGTTGACCTTATGGTCGTGAGGGTTCAAGTCCCTCTCGTCCTATTCTTCTGAGTAAACTATGAATCTAGAAATTCAAACAGCAAGGATTGAGTCTTTTACTCTTCCTATTTTTTATGCATACAATGTAATTACTGATGAAGAATGCGAAGAACTAATTCGTCGTTGTAAGCAATCAGAATGGGCAGATGTTACAAGGGGTGCATTTGCTTCAGTAAACAAAAGTTGGTTGGACGATAGTCCATATAAACAAAGATTTGAGATTGTATTTGGAGATTTTGCTCGTGGTCTAATGCGTATCGAGCAATGTAAATTTAGAATTGGATCTTCGTGGGCAACAAAAACAATCCAAGGAGGATTTTCTGGATTGCATGAGCACAAGAACTATTACTTCTCTTCTGTTTTGTATTTGACTGAAGGTGCAAGAATTATGTTTAGAAGTCCTTTCAAGGATAATCCAAACTATGTGTTTGATCATGTAGAGGACAATGCTTTCAATGTTATGACAATGTTCCTTGAACCACCAAAGAATGCTATGTTATTGTTTCCATCTTTCATGGAACATGGCATTGCAATGCATGATGGTGATACAGAACGTTACAGTATTGCAATGAATTTCCAACCATATGGCACTTTTGGCAAACACGACTCAATCATTACTGTTAAATAGTAATGTCAGGAAAAGTTGACACAAGCAAATGGCAAATAAGTACACTATCACGAGAAAGCACGTCTTCGTTGACAATGAACCAGTTCTCATGTATTATGTTGAGAACATGCCATTTGCATTTGATGTGTTAGAAAAGCACGAAAAGGAAGACAAGTGGATCTTGTCCGAAGCAGCAATCAATCCAGAATATACACTTGAAGATATCTTTAGGTTCTCTGATTACTTGATTGCTGAAGAATGTCATCCTGTTTTATTTGAACTAGATTTAGTGAACCCAGAAGTATTACCAGATGGACCAGTTTCTTGAATTATTAGAGGGAACCTTTGCTAACAAACGTCAAGCACAAGGACATCCTACTCGTTATGCACATATTCGTGTCCAACATCGTAAAATTTCTAGCAATCGTTTTTATGGCGAACAGGCATATAACTATCTACTAGAACGACCTTATCGTCAGTTTGTTATTGAAGTAGTTGACGAAGATAATCAACTTCGCCTAAAGAACTACGAGATCTCAAATCCTAGGCAATTTGTAGGATGTAAAAACCTTGATCAAATTACCGAAGATATGTTGACATATCGAGAAGGTTGTGATATTATTATGAAGCAGGTGGCTGATAAGGCATATAAAGGTGGTACATCCACCTGTAACTGCTGGGTAGAATGGTCTGGTACGAAGACTTATGTTCAAAACGAAGTTCTTCTTACTGAAACTGATTATCAAGTAGTTGATCGTGGTCTCCATGCAGAAACTCATCAAAAAGTATGGGGTTCTGATTATGGAGCATTCAAGTTCAAACGGATGCCTTTGTAGCTCAGTGGTAGAGCAGGGCTTTTGTAAAGCTCAGGTCGCAAGTTCAAATCTTGTCGAAGGCTCTGGGGAATTAGCTCAGTTGGTAGAGCACCTGCTTTGCAAGCAGGCTGTCAGGAGTTCGAGTCTCCTATTCTCCATAAC